GTCATTGAGACGCCGATGAGCGCATCTTTCTCAGTTGTTCGTTGCCAAACAGGGCGAAGATAATGAAAGTCCGTGTAGGATGCCTGAAGCGTTCCTATGAATGATGCTGCACGAGAGCGAGCATTTAATTCATCTTGAGTTGTTACATCTGATACATTGATTTCGACCAAGTTGCAGAATTGATTTGGTCTCAAACCAATCTCACAACATGGGTTACAACCCCAGTCTTTATCGTTTGAAAAGTAGAAGCCTGGTTCTCCTGAGCGTGACTCTTCTACTCGCTTCCACAAGTTCATGAACGTAGGCTTATCAATTCGATGACGCATCACCACTACAGAGTTATTTGCCCTTCCTCGTTGCGGGTTGAGTTCCCACCATGGTCCGGCTTTTGCGCTAAGCATGTCTTCGTCGTCAGCACTGAATAAAGAAATAAGAGCGGCGCGACGAATACCGCCTGCCAAAACTGCATCCGCAATATAGCAGATGATATCATGAACCTCAATGGGGCTAAGTTTTTCACCGTTATCTTTCGCATCTAAAATCCCCTCTATCTTTACTAAGCACTCTCTAAGCGGCTGTGGACCTGGAGCCTTGCCGCCTGATGTAACTAGTCTCGCGCCTTTCGGACGGATGTCTGAGAAGTCAAAACGTAACTTAGATGTGCCTTTAAAGTAAGACATCATCAATGCCTTTACAGAATCAGCCCATCCTTCGATAGAGTCTCCAATAAGAAAACGACGTGTTCTCTTTGTAGATGGTCTATGAATCTCAGGCAATTTTTCAACGTGGTGGTGCTGAACTGAATAGCCAACGCCAGTCCCGCCAAGGAGCAAGAACATGATCTCTCCAAAGACTCGGGCATCGTCTGCGGGTGCGTAAGCGCAATTAAAGATGCGGTTTGGAGAAACCTCGATTGGCTTGCCTCCGAACTGCATTGAACGCATTGATGGTAAGACTTGCTTGTTGTAGACAAACTTGTAGTTCTCTCTAATCTCCTGCTCTAAACTGGGAAATTTTTTGATATGCATGTTCATGTTTCTGGTAACTAATTCGTCCCAGTTCTCTCGACGTTGCTCGTCTTCTATGTAACGCGCATACTTCATGTGGACTGTGATGTCCGATAAAATCTTTTTCTCTAAATCCATTAGGGGCTCCTGTTGTTTTTTTTTAATTATTTACTTGCTTTTATTGATGCTAGTGTGTCTAGTAAGCTTTTTGTATAAGATCTATATTCAGTGGGAAAAACCCTCTTAAACTCTTCAAGGGCTTCTCTTTTCTTTGGTGGAAGATGAGTGGTGCTTACAAAAAAGTCTTCAAAATCTCCTTCTAAATATTCTATTATATCGTCTTTGCTAAGCACCATTGGGTCTCCAAGTTCATCAAGAATCTCGTAGCTTCCATCTGGTCGTCTTTTAGGTTTCATGTAATCTTTGAAAATTGGTTCTATATTTTTATTGAACCAATTTTTAACATCGTTTTCGTCAAAAAGCTTTTCATAACTTAGTATTTCAATCAAGGAAGCGTCATAGACAGCTACCTCCAACCCACCACCGACGAGTTGAAATCTTGCCTTATAATCCGTATTCCAATTTTGCGATGCTTGTTGGAAAAAATATTCAGCCTGATTTTTAGGTAAGGTTATTTCGAATCTTGTTGTAACACGTAGAGGGTCATCCGTGCTGCCACCGGCTATTTTTGAAATTGGAAATCTAACTTTATACAAATAAGGTAGGTCAGAAAATCTTTTATAGCCAGAAGCATAAGTCTTATTACTAGCAAAATAAATAGCATCATTTCCCATTGGGCGGGTCATATCTTTAAAAATCTCTGGTTCTCCAGAGAATACAAAATCTGCATTATTTCTAAATGCGTCATCAGGGTTCATCCATCCGGTGTGATATAGAATTATACTATCTGTTGACAGGTCCAATTCCATTTCTATAGTTTTCTTGAGTCCTTCGGCAATAAATCTTTTCCACTCATTTATAATCTTTTTCATAATTTATTTTCCTGCTTTCGCATATTTGTCTTTGAGCATCTGCAAAGCATCTGCCGTTGATTGCATTTTTTCCGCCGATTCGTCTCTGTCCAAAACTTTGATGGTAACATCAGACCAGTCAACGAAAGCATCAAACACCAGACCATCGGGACCATTCCTATTCTTTGCAACGAAGAGGCGACCTTTGTTTGCTTGTTTGTCTTGGACTGTTCTTGACAATGAGAAGATGAAGTCTGCAACGAAACATTTGTTAAACGCTTCAGAGATTGCCTCCATAGTGATAACTTCAGCATTGAGACCTCCACGGTTTGTTTGAGATGCAGTCCAACATGGGATCTCATAAGATTGAGCGAGGCCGCGAAGACCTTCATAGGTCTCTTCTAGTTCGTGTCGCTTCTCACCAGTGGCTCGAGGCGGGCGCAACAAGTCAGCATAGTCAACCAAGATCATGTCGGGCTCAATGCCTCTCTTCCGTAGCTTCTCAATGTGATTTTTGAGAGTGGATACAGAAGCAGATTTGGTTGGATACTCCTTGATAATTAGAGTACCTTCAAGGTCTTTCACCTTGTTAACAATTTCTTTTTGCCTTTCTTTGTGTTCATTAAGTGGAACGTCAGTTATGCAGCAATCGAATCTCTGGCCCACCACGGTATCCTTCAACTCCAAGGTGTAATAGACAACAGTTTTTCCTTGAAGCAACGCTTGAGTTGCGAGGTGAACGAGCACCATAGACTTACCAGCACCAGTTGGAGCAACAACGACTCCCAACTCTGACTTTCCAAGACCACCTTTAACGATCTCATCCATTCGAGCCCAACCAGTTGAGATTGGATCTCTTGTAATAAGCTCAAAGCGTTTAAGCAAATCTTTGCGAAAGTCGTGTCCAAAGTTATTGTCTGTTCCAAGAACTAAGGCCTCCTTGATCACTTTTTCGATCTCTTCAAATGATGATGACTTAAGTAGTTTTGCAGACTGCAACATTGCTCCTTTCAGAACTTGCTTGCGACAGAAGTCGATTGCCTTGTCTTTGATGAACGCACACTCTTCCACGCCATCCGATGTGTGGATGCGAGCATAAAACTCTCGCACATCCTTGGCTGTTGCTTTATCATGATGATTCAGCTCAGTTCTCAACAAAGTCATCATGACCTCATTGTTTGGATGTGTGTTGTATTTGTCTCTGTAGTTAATAAGTGTTTGTGCGAAAACTTGAAGATACTTCTTTTCGAAGAAAGTAACATCCAAGACTTCCGTAATTTGATCGAAGAAAGGTCGATCTTCCAACATAAGTTGGCAAAGGTTCTCTTGGAAATTTTTCCCGAACCGCATAAATGTTTCTTTATCTGTAAAACTCATTTGTCCTCCTGAATTTATTGGTTACATAAATATAACCTATCTAAGTCTAGTTGTCAAGTATTATTGCTTATTTATTTTTCGAAAAGTCATTTGTAGGGCATCGAAGTTGAGATGACCGGCATCATCAGCGAACAACATTTGTGTGAACTTTATTTTATTAAATGCTGGTTCAAAGTCGCTTACTGCTCTCGTAATGAGTTCACGATTCATTGGTCTGATGTTTGGAAACTGTAATTGCATGATCTTGTAGTTCTCTTTGATCAACTGTTCATCCTTCTGAATGTTCTCGTGAATCTTAAGTTTTTTACTTACCATAACGCAATCCTTCACGATGTCTCCAACTTCATACTCATCTTCATGAATAAGATAGGGAAAGCGCTTAGCTATTGTCTTGAGCCCTGCTCCTTTGATTCCCGGTAAGTTATCGGATGGATCGCCAGCCATTGCTCTTGCTAGTGCGAAGTTCTTTGGGTGAATCTTAAACTCTTCGATGACCGACTTCTCTGTGACAATTTTTTTCTGAATTGGTCGGTAAATCTGAACATCGGGGCGACATAGCTGAAAGAAGTCCTTGTCTGATGAGATAATAGTCTTCATCCAGCCATTGTAGTTCTTGTGATTAATTACATGAGCGATGATGTCGTCTGCTTCCGTAAAGTCTGCTACAAGTTGGATCACAGGCATCTCATTAAGATACTCCATCAACCTTACTTGCTGATAACCTTTGTTCGCCAGTTCTTGCTCTGGTGATAGTTCAATCATCCTACGGTTAAACCTCACAGGTTTGCGGCCTGCTTTATAGTCTTTGTTCATGGACCGCTTTCTTTGGGAGCCCTCATGGCCATCCCAAGCCACAATGACCTCATCAGCATTAAAGTCCCTAGCTACTTTTTGCAACGACTTTAGAAAGCCTATGGTGCCTCCTACAGGGTTCCCGCTCTTATCCATATGTGGGCTCACCACAAAACTGCGTAGAAACATATTCAGCGCGTCAATTATTATTACATTTTTCATTTGTTCTCCATTTTGGTTAATTTTTTTGTCTGCTCATCATAGATAAATATTATTTTGTCTTGCGCAATTCTTTCCCAACTCTCTCTTGTGCAAATCGAAGATTCTTTGTCAGGAAATGCTTGTTTGAAAATCCAACTTCTTCTTTGCATGCCGAGGCTTCGAGGATTGAAATGTACGTAATGTGGAAACCAAATGTACCCCTCCTTAAAGACGCACTCAAAAGTGTTCTTATTTCTATTCATTTGTCCTCCAAGACTGTGTATGTGTATGTTTTCTTTGGAAAGTGCATTTCTATTTTAAACTTTCCGATTAGCATTGCGAACTTATCTTTGTTCTCCCAAGATAGTTCGCCGATATAGGTCTTACCCTCTATCTTACAACGACACTTGATTGTCTTCATTTGTCCTCCAGACTTTTTATGAAATCAATATCTATTCCCATGGTGTCGAACGACCATTCACTGGACTTGTCTTTAAACTTGGGTTTGTCCTTGTTTCTATTGTAGTTTTCTACAACCTTGTCTTGCCGCTTCTTCTCTTTGAATTGCTGCATTCCTGCAGGGCAAAACAATGTGGTATTGTCGTAAGGTCGGACATTGTCGTCCAATTGGAATTGAACTACTTTGCTCTCGCAAAACTGTCTATATAAATCAACTATATCTATCATAATATATCCTCCGTATGATAATGTAACATATCTAAGGAGGTTTGTCAAGTAAATCTAGGCAATTCTTCTAAAAATTATGTCGGGCATTCCATTGGAGTATCGAACCGCTGTACTATATGGAACAAAAGTTTTTTCGAAACCCTCCAGTGTTGCTGTTGTTGGCTGTGTTTTTTGGTTTATATTTCCCGCATCGATGCCTTCCTCACTTAAAGCCGAAGCATATGCTGAATATTTAGGGTTCAAAACATCTACTGGTGCATTTTTCCATTTGCTTGGAGCCATAGTAGGATCAAAAGTATACATCTCATAAATCTGAACAAGTCCGATACTTCTATAGTACCCAGATAAGCCACCATCAAAGTGATCTCCTGATACTCCACCTAGATTTTGAATGCAATGGTCCATCAAAGTCCTAAGAACACCTCTCTTCTCTCCATTGTTCCATCCGGCACCCATGTGCCCAGATTTAGTATTTGCTACGCCTGCATCTCTTTCTTTTGTGACCAAAAGCCATTGGTCTTTAAAGTCTTCAATTTTCCAGTCACTAAGGAACTCGGCATGCTTGTTTTCACTTATGCCTTTGAAAAAATCTTGAAGAATGCTAAGATCTGGTTTACTTGGGTTATAAATATCAAATTCATACTGCGGGCGTTCAGACTCGTTTAAGGAAACATCTTGACTTAAGTTGTATGTATTGAAGGTGGTCATTCCATATTGTTTTGATGATATCTTGGAAAAACTTTCTAACTCTGAGGAATCAAAGTTTTGCATTGTGCGCTCGTTGATTGTTTCTAAGATAAGTTTTTTTAAAATATGTGGTGTCAATTTCATTGTTCTCTCTCCAAATCGCCATTCAGCGTTATTTTATATCCGTCTACTCTTCCTATCTTAATTGGATCAAAATTAGGCATCAAAGCAACTTTTAGTGGACCATTTTCTCCATAGTGATAAAAGTAGCATAATTGGCCCACCAAAACAGTAAATAAGAATGGTGTAGCGGCAGTAGAGGCCATGCGAAGCTGTTTTTGATAAGCTTTTACTTCTCCCTTGAATGAAAATGCATTATAGTCACCTCTTTCATGACCTCTAGCATTTAGGTGTCCAAAGAAATCATGTACTGCTCTATTTTTAAGATTTATATCCATCTCCTCGGGGTTATCAGATTGGATAAATTGTCTAGACACTTTAAAATCCCCAGTATTTGCAACAGACTTAGACATGTGTCGGGCGCTTTTGTAGGGTTGGTCGTCAACAAAAGAAACGTCGTAAGCAGAAGTCACTTTTGGATAAAGAGATGTTATATGTTCCGCGAAGGCTTCATATGACTTTCTTCCTTCCGGAGTTTCTTTCGGTAGGTTTGCATATTGTTCTGCTACTAATTGAATATATTTATCCCAACCATGCAGTTCTTGATTTTGCGAAACTGCCATTGCTCCATCGCCCGGCTTTTTCATTTGCCTAGGACTTAGGGACCCTGCTCCAGCATTTTGACCAGTTGCTCTATTCTTATTTGTTATGGCCCAAGCTTCGTCAAGAATTTCTTTGACTAGTTCTTTTAATTTTGTTTCCGTTAGCTTCATCGGGGGTTCTCCATAATTTCCCTAAATAGTGATTTAAAAATAAAAAAACCCCAAGACCGGAGTCAAGGGGCTTATGAGTAACTTCAGGATTTAACCTTCTTCGTTCTCGCCTTCGAGACTAAAGTTCTTGCCTTCAGACTCAAATTTTTGGATGATTTCCTCATCCATGATGTCAAGCACAGCAGAGCGAAACTCTGGTTCTTGCAACTTGGTGATCCATTGAGACTTTTGGAATTTAAATTCTTTT